ATAATGATCTCCGCAAACAAATTTATTAAATACGAGATTGCAATCTGGTGTTCTGGATTCTTAATTCGACGCCTGCTAGCAACATTCGTGTTCCCGTATAGTAGTATGGCTATGTATGAATCATCGAAAGATATTTCTCTTTTAGTTAACAAACTGATTCTTGCCAAACTAATTCTCAAGTCGCACCAGGACAAGGAGATGGTCAAATCTGGTCCCACAAACTTTGAAAACTTTTAAGAAAAGGAGGTATAGATGGAAATCCGCAAAACTGATAGTCTGGATCTCAAACCAGAAGTTGAAAGTCAGCTTTCCCGAATGATGTCTAATGTCGTTCAAGGTAATGACAATGTAATCAAGGGCCCCCTTGCTGATGTGCCAAACATTAATGAAGATTTTGATGAATGGTTTGATGCAATGCAGCGCAAGAAACCTCTAATTCCTGAGTTACTTGAAGTTGAAATGTCTAACCGAGCAAAGCGAGGTCCCCGATCTATCGCAAAACCTTGGTCAGAGAGAATCGAAGGAGTCGAAGCATACTTTAACGTAAGTGACACCTCATCACCCAAGTTGGTACTTCCGCAAGGCTCAGGACGCTTAAGACCATTAAGCATCCAAAATGCTTCAGAGTATATAAAACGAACGACCAATTCCGGCTTGCCTTACTTGGCTAAGAAAGGTACCGTTTTAAAAGAAGCCATTACTAATTTTGATGAACTGTTATCTCGACAGGATCCTTGTGTACTATTCACTCGTACTCAAGAGTCTGGGAAGACAAGACCTGTTTGGGGATACCCGATTGCAGATACAATTAACGAAATGATGTTCTACAGACCATTATTAGAGTACCAGAGAAAATCTGGTTACCGCAGTGCTGTGATTGGTCCGGAAGCAGTTAATACTTCAGTTAGTAATTTAATGAAGTTCGCAGACTCAAAAGGTCTCAAGCTATTAAGCATTGATTTCACCGCTTATGATGCTAGCATTTCTCCACAATTATCACGTACAAGTTTCGATTTCATAGGATCTCAGTTTCAGCCCCAATATAGAGCTCATCTTGAGTATCTTGCTCAAAGGTTCGTTGAAATTGGGTTAGTTACACCATCTGGTATTTATACTGGTGAGCATGGTGTTCCTTCAGGTAGTACTTTTACGAACGAACTTGATAGTATCGTTCAATATCTTATTGCCGTAAACTACCCCCATGAGAAGTTAGAAATGTTTCAAATCCAAGGTGACGACGGACTATACGCAGTATCTGATCCTTATAAACTAATGGATTGGTTCCAGCAATTTGGTTTGAAACCTAACTACGAGAAGTCTCTCGTATCCGATACAACGGGACTGTTTCTGCAATTACTTTTCAATGGAGAGTATACTAGAAACGGAGAATATGTAGGAGTCTATTCTTGTGAGAGAGCCAAGAACCGTCTCGAATACTTAGAAAGATTCACGGACTTTGCTAGGGATGATATCGATGGAAAATCTTATTTTGCAATAAGAGCTCTGTCTATTTTAGAGAACTGTAAATATCATCCTTGGTTCGAGGAATTTGTTGAATTTATACTTTCAAAAGATAAGTATCAACTTCAGCTAAGCGATCAGTCTTTAACAAACTATATTAAAATGAGAAATAGAGAGGACGGACGCGACATTAACTTCAATATCTATCAGTACGGTGATTATGCTCAAGGACTGAAGAACTTTGATAGCTATAAATTAGTTCAAAAGTTAGTGTAAAAC